AGAAGCATGGGTTCTACCTTGAGAACCAAGATGCCGGGACCATGATGGCCTGCAGTTTGGACTGGTAAAATTATTTTGCTTAGGGGGGTTGCATGGTAACCGTTACTGTATTACCATGAAGCCTCATTAACGCAATAAGTAAGGGGAAAAACATGAAAATCAAAATTGAAATGACTCTGGATGTAGATGTAAAAATTATCGAGCAGCTAATGGCCGAGAGGCTGCTGGCAGACAGCGATGAGACTGTGCAGTATTTTGTGCGGTCACATGTTATGTCTGCTGGCGTAGGTGCTCTCGAAGAGGCTCTGTATTTCGCTAATCTCGATAGCGCGGTTGACGTTATCAAAACCAACATTTAAGGGGAAAGACATGAAAGATATTTTTGAAAACGTAATTGCACAGGCACCGGCTGATTGGGATAATGACCTGATGAGCCTGTCAGATGAGTTGAAGGATCTGGCAGTGTTTAGCTGGTTTCAGGCAAAGCCTAGCTGGATTGAGGACTTTCTTCCTGAAGCGCTGCATGATCTGAAGAAGACATGGATAAGAGTGCTCTACGAAGACACTGAGAACTTTGAAAAAATCATCAACTACTGGCGTGATGTTTACAGCGTAAAGCACGACATCACTGTGGAGGGCAATGAAGATGTCTTCAATCACTGTGCGGCTCTGGGTGATTTTCAAACTGTGTGTGCTAATGCTGTTGATTTTATTAGCAATGAGCGCATTGGCTTTGGAGATATGTATAAGGAGCTTATCTATCTTGAGCTTGAGGCTACTCTCCGTGACAAACTCTTTGAGGCCCAAGGTCTTGAAGAGAGCCACGGCTGTGATGTTATTTAACCGGAGGATGTATGAAAAATTTAAGTCAGAATGATCGCGTGATTGAGTTTCTTGAGGGGGGTGGTGCTCTGACCACCCTAAACGCTTGGCAGGAGCTAGGCATTAGCAGGCTGGCAGCAAGGGTATATGACCTGCGCTGCATGGGCCACAAAATCACTTCCACTCAGGTCCCGGTTTACAACCAGTTTGATGAGAAGTGCATGGTTGCTGAATACTCTCTGGAGGTGCCAAATGGGTAAGGGATCAGCAGCAAGACCCCTCCCTGACCGGGAGACCTTTAGCAAAAACTTTGACGCAGTGTTTAACAGCGGCCCAAAGCCAAAGGCCCAGATCATGCGAGAGATGCGAGAGCGCAGAAATAACGAGGGCATGACCGAGCTGCACCTCTGGGTTACCCCGCAGCAAAAGCTGGCTATCGAAGCCATACTGGAGGCAGATACAGCCCCATTGCGCCAGTGATCAACTGGTGTACAATACAGCCACGGAGGGCTACCCCAATGTTCGATTACCTACGAGATTTATTCAAACGCAGAAAAGGCAAGCCATTGCCTCGCCACATGGTCATACCAGACACCCAGACAAAGCCGGGTCAGTCGTGGGACCACCTCCGCTGGGCAGGAATGTATGCCGCCAAAACAAAACCAGACGTTATTGTTCACATAGGTGACCACTGGGACTTCCCCTCGCTGTCCAGCCACGATGCTAAGGGCAGCAAGTCTTTTGAGGGGCGCAGGTATGTCGAGGACGTTAACGCCGGTATAAACGCAATGAGAGCCTTCCTAGACCCCATCAGGGAGGAGCAGGCCAAACTAAAGCACGACAAGAAGAAACAATGGAACCCTCGGCTGGTGTTTACCATTGGCAACCATGAGTACCGCATAGAGAGAGCTTTGGATGCTGACGTTAAGCTAGAGGGCCTAATGAGCTATGACGATCTGCAGCTAAAGGAGATGGGCTGGGAGGTGCATGACTTCCTCAAACCCGTAGTGATTGATGGCGTTTGTTACGCCCACTACCACTGCTCAGGTGTGATGGGGCGCCCTGTATCGAGCCCTGACCTCATGCTTAAAAAGCTCCATATGTCCACCGTGATGGGCCACGTTCAGGACCGGGCGATAGCCTTCAACAAGAGGGCCGATGGCAAGAGATTGACCGGGATATTCGCAGGGATCTTTTACACGCACGCTGAGGAGTACCTCAACTACCAGACTAACAATAGCTGGCGTGGTATCTGGATGCTTAACGAGGTGCAGGACGGTGAGTTTGACGAGATGCCTATCAGCCTAGACTACCTAGCTAGGACATATATGGAGGATGAAGATGAGCGCACTGGATAAGCAGGAGGGTGGCAGCCACTACAAGTTGGCCATCCAGCCCATAGAGTATATTGCAGCGAATGAGCTTGACTATTTTCAGGGCAACGTGATTAAGTACATCACCCGGCACAAGGGTAAGAACGGAGCAGAGGACGTCAAGAAGGCCATGCACTACTGCGAGCTGCTGTTACATTACCAATATAGTGACGAGGTATACGACTAATGGCAAAGATCCACTGGTTAAATAAGCCGGATAAACCAACGTCAGGCATGACCTTAACCAGAGCGTTCTGTGATGACTGTGGCACCGGGCTGCAGTATTGGTTGAGCGAGGAGGAGGACACAGCATATGGACTCTGCCCTGCCTGCCATCTGGGGGCGCCAGTAGAGGTTAGCTGGTCCGAGCAGATACAAGATGACCAATAGTGTTATAATCGAGCCATGAGCAAATTTATCATTGGCAGTGACCTTAACGATGCGGACCTTGAGCTGGTGCAGGACTTAGCTCAGGCGCTGTATGACCGCGATCAGTTACTGCTTGATGATGTGATACACCTAAGTAGACAACGACTGGAGAGGGCCTGTAGATGCTTCCAGAGCCCTTGTATATGTGAAGAATGAGACCAACAATATTTAATGATGAACTAGCGAGCACCATTTGCAGAAGATTAGCCTTGGGCGAGAGCGCCCGGCAGATCTGTCGTGATGACTCAATGCCAGCACTCAGCACGTTAATGAAGTGGGTAACGGACAGTGACAAGAAAGACTTTTCGGAGCAGTACGCGAGAGCTCGGGATTGTCAGGCTGACTTTTACGCTGATGAGATTGTAGACATTGCAGATGAGCTATCCGAAGACGCTGACAGCAATGCGATCCAACGCGCCAAGCTCCGAGTAGACTCCCGCAAGTGGAAGGTTGCCCGGATGTCTCCCAGAAAGTACGGGGACAAGTCGCAGGTTGACCATGTGAGCAGTGACAATTCCATGCAGCCTACCCATGTGACCTTGGTCGCTGAGCCCTTCCCTGATGACCCAAAAATGCACTAAGGCTGAGATACGCCTACCACCCAAGATAGTCTCGATCTTTGAAGGGTCCGCCAGATACCGGGGAGCCTTTGGAGGCCGTGGTTCAGGCAAGACCAGATCCTTTGCCCTGATGACTGCAGTGCGTGGTTACCAGTGGGGGATGGCAGGAAAGAGTGGCCAGATCCTCTGTGCCCGTGAGCACCTCAACTCTCTGGATGAGTCTAGCCTTGAAGAGATAAAGTCAGCTATCCGCAGCGTGGATTGGCTCAATGCGTATTACGAGATTGGTGAGAAGTTTGTCAGGTCCCGTGATGGCCGTATTAACTATGTCTTTGCCGGTCTAAGGCGAAACCTCGACAGCATCAAGTCAAAGGCTAGGATCATTCTAGCGTGGGTAGACGAGGCTGAGGGAGTGTCTGACAGCGCATGGCAGAAGCTAATACCAACTGTCCGGGAAGAGGACTCAGAGATCTGGGTAACGTGGAATCCAGAAACAAAGCGCTCAGCTACGCACAGGCGATTCAGGCTAGACCCTCCAGAGGACAGCAAGATCATCCAGATGAACTGGGAGAACAATCCCTACTTCCCTGATGTGCTGGACAAAGAGCGCAAGGATGACAAGGCTAAGCGCCCAGAACTGTATGACCATATCTGGAATGGCGACATGCTGATCCATGCTGATGGTGCGTTCTATGCTGAAGAAATGCGTGCAGTTAACAACGAAGGCCGTCTTGGTGAGGTGCCATACGAGCGCTCTGTTGGCGTTGTAACGGCTTGGGATCTTGGGGTAGGCGATAGCACTGCCATATGGTTTGCGCAGATGGTGGGGCAAGAGGTGCGCCTTATTGACTACTATGAGTGCAGTGGCGTGGGTCTGGATCACTACGCAAGAGTATTAGCTGAGAAGGGCTACCATTACGAGAGCCATATCCTGCCGCATGATGTCCGGGTCCGGGAGATGGGCACAGGCAAGTCACGGCTGGAGACCCTCGATACCTTGGCAGTACGCCCGGTAACCATTGCCCCTCAACTGGGGGTGGATGACGGGATACAGGCAGCTAGGACCATGATTAGCCGCTGCTGGTTCGATCTCAAGAAGTGCGAGCGTGGCGTAGATGCTCTCAGGCAGTACCGCAGGGACTATGACGACAAGAACATGGTCTGGCGTGGCAAACCGCTACACGATTGGACATCACACTGTGCAGACGCATTCCGCTACCTAGCAGTCGGTTACAGGCCCTTTAATGACTGGGGTGACCCTATCAGAAGGAACCTTCAGGGAATCGTTTAAAACGTGGTATAATCGGCCTCATTCACGGACAACCTGAGCAGGCACGATGGCAAGAGATCCCAACAAACCTACCCGTATGGATGGCATCCTAAATAATATCCCTAAAATTCTGGATGAGCTAACGTACAATCGCTCAGAGTTTGACCCCAGATTCCATCCCGGAAAGACTACCGAGTACCGGGTAAAAGATCCCCTTGAGTTTAGACCAAATGTGGCCCCAACTGGGACGCTACAGCCTGTAAATCCAATAACCCTGCAAGACTTGGTAGGCAGGCCTTTCTTAACGTCAATGTCTGACCTAACGGCTGCAGGCGGCATTCTTGAGGGTATTGGTGACGTTCCCTTAGCGCATCCAATCAGGCTGACAGGCGGCCAAGACTATATGCGTGAGAACAATCAACTGTGGGCCTCTGGCGTATCCCCAATTGCAGATCTTAAAACAGCAGGCGATGAGCTCTTTAATTTGTACGGCCAAGCTCCGGTTCACATGCCCTTCCAGATGGCTCCTACCGGGGGCGACTTTGCCCATATGACTGGACAGACCATGATGTCATGGGCGGGGCGCAATATGCCTGCAAACAATCGCAGCCAACTCAACAAAAAGATCGAGCTATTGATACCTGACTTTGTAGGAGTAGAGGACCCTTATAGTTTGGTGCAGTTTGGACAGGTAAATGATAAGGGCCGCAAGAGCATCAAATCCATGATGGACACGGAGTTTAGGAATCTTGGGGGCATATCCCTGCCTCAAGCTAGACTAGCGGTGTCAGATCAAACTCAGTTGCTGCCAAATGGTGGCGGGGTTAAGAATGTTGGGGTTATGGACTTAGAGGGCGGAATACTATCTGGCCAAGGCAACGCTACCTACCCTGATGCAATTGCAGGGAGCTATCTGGGTACGCTGGATACTGATGTGACAGCCATGGATCTCAACCCAAATAGGCTTGCAAGGGCTGTGAAGAAGGACGGCACATTCAGGGAGGGGCCCCCCGGCATTGATTATCTATCAACCCGAACCTCTCCCGGTAGAGCCATGCAAACCGGAATATTTGGTGGTCTAATCACTCAAGACTTGGTGGACGAGCAAGGCGCCAAGGGTAAGAAGGTTAGATCTCCCATTGCCGTTGGGTTAGGCGCTTTAGCTGGTGCAGTTGGCATGGGTTACTCCGGCCAAGAGGTTGAGGCTGGTGTAGTCGATACTGCCAAAAAGGTAGTAGCAGCAGACGCAAAGACTACGCAGCGAGCCAACACTGTCAACACCGCCAAGTCAGCCGCAGCCTATCTCAAGAATCAGGGAGCCAGCGGCAAGTCATTAGATTACGGTGCAGGGCATGGCATTAATGCAAAGGCTATGGGCTTTGATGAGACATTTGAGCCATTTGCTGGCGAGGGGTTCACCCCTACCTATACCTCTGGCCAAGACATACCTAGAGGCTCATATGGTCAAATTGTAAGCACCAACGTGCTCAACGTCATCCCGCCTACTGATGTCATTGATGGGCAGGTGTTTAGGCCGCGAGACATGGCTGTGCTTAACATTGGCGATGCACTGCAAGATGGCGGCATGGCTGTAATACAGACTAGATCAGCAAGCGCTGTCAACGAGCTCAAGAAATCTAAGACAGCAACACCGCAAGACGAGAGTGGAGCATTCGTAACCAGCCGGGGATCATATCAAAAAGGCTTTACTCGGCCTGAGCTGCAGGAGTATGTGCAGGGCGTGCTGGGTGACGGGTTTAGTGTAGAGATTGTACCAGCAAAAGACATCTCAGCAGGCAGCGCAGTTAAGGTGGTCAAGCTAAGCAGGTCCCCTAGCGCACAGGTTAAAGACCCATCTAGCCGCAACCTGCTGGCCGGTGGCACATCTGTTGCACTAGGCACAGGTTTGCTAGGCGCTAGTGAAGAGAGCGATGCGAGCATCGTAGGGTCTCTATCCAAACTTGGTGCTGGACGGCAAGACCTTCTGGGGATGGCCAAGAAGATGTCAAACGAGGGCATGGATCGTGCCCGTATCTGGCAGCGTACCGGATGGGAGCTTGGGACTGACGGACAGTGGAAAACAGAGCTGCCTAACACGAAGACAAAAATTAACATCCCTCAAATTGAAGAGGGAAGGCAGTATTACACTGGGACTATTGCTGACATTGTTGATGACCCAGAATTGCTGTCTCAATATGAGAAAGGCGGCAGAAAACCCACCGTTAGGGATATGGATGGTGAGATTGAAGAGTATAGATCTAGGGGCACTTACGGGCCTTTAGGTGACATCGAGTTTATTGTTGACAGAAATATGCCAGCAGACCAAGGGTTTCACAAAGAGGGCCATTTTAACTCTAATGAAGAGTGGTCACCTGAAATGATTGTTATCAGCGGCAAGAGCTCACCGGCTGAGCAAAGAGCAACCGTCTTGCATGAGCTGCAGCACGCCATACAGGACCGCGAAGGCTTTGCGTCTGGGGGCTCTGCTCGCAGCTTTGAAAAAGAAGAAAGAATCAGGGATGCGTTTTATGATGGTGTTGGACTAACTCCGGCTGGAAGCAAAAGACTACAAGAGCTTGAAGCAAAAAGTAACGAAGTGGGTCAGGGCTCTATGTCGATCAAGGAGCTAAATGAGCTAGAGCGCCTAAAGGTCGAAAAGCAAATTGCTGACAGGTTCAATGCTGAGACAGTAGGCGAGGCTGGAGCACGCTCTCCCTACGGAATGTACCGAAGTTTGATGGGCGAGGTTGAGGCAAGAAATGTTGAATACAGGGATCAGACTTTTGCAGACTTGGGATTGCGGGATACATCTCCGTATTACTCAGAGGATGCATTTGAGCCTACAAGCCAGCAGATCTTTAGGGCTGGCAGTGACGATGAGCTGACTAATGAGCTTGCGCTCTTAGACCTTCCTAACTTCCGGTCAGACGCCTCCAGCCTTGATGATGACTTTTCCAGAATGCAGCAAACCGCAGATGGTGGGATCATCAATCAAATGATGGCTCAGAATGCCAGATCACAACAGCTCGCAAAATATGGCGATGCGCTCAAGAGCCGCAGGGAAGCTATCAAGCTTAAAGACACTACGCGCAAACTGCTTGACGTTGATCGTCCCGGCACCTTACAGCTTGGCACTGAGTTTGCTATGCGAGGCGCTGAAGATCTGGCCAAGGTTATTGTGGGCGCAACTGGCAGCCTGTTTTCTCCTGACTCTGGATTTTACGAGAAGGTGTCTGGCTCTGATTCTGTGTTTGGCAAGCCGTCCGAGGCGTATGAAGATGTCACAGGTGCAATTGCTGCTGGCCTTGAGAAGTATGTAGTACCAGAGCTCAAAGAGGCATTTGCATGGAAGGGCGATTCCGGGCGCAGTATTAACGACAAAGTTGACAAGACAGTACAGGACGTTGTGGCTGCGTATACGGCCACGCCTCAGTCTTTTCAAGATTCTGTCACGCCACGATTACCCTACGCTGCAACATTGGTGCTTTCCGCATATGGCTTGGGCGCTGGTAAAGCTGCATTGCAGGGCGGTAAGCGCATTGTAGGTGAGCCGGGTGGACCGGGCATACTGGGGCGGCTAAACCCTTTAGAGGGCGAGCTGGTGATGCCTGAAGGCTTACCTAACAGTAAACCAATCGGACTATTGCAGTAAAAAATGTTAAAATCGGCCAATAATCGGAGTAGATAATGGCACTAACAAATTACACAGAGCTGAAGGCCAGTATGGCGGACTTTCTTAACCGCCAAGACCTGACCGCAGTAATACCGACATTTATCAGTCTAGCAGAGGCTCAGATGGCCCGTGATGTGCGTCACTGGCAGATGGAGAACCGGGCAACGGCTACCCTGAACGATCAGTACCTGACCCGTCCCAGCGATTGGGTGGAGACTATCCGCTTTACCATACTGGGTAATGGCACCAGACCCCTGCAGTTTCTAAGCACAGCAGCAATGGATGAGCGCAGAGCCAGCAGTGACAATGTTGCTGGTGAGCCCCGGTTCTATCGACACATTGAGGACCAGTTTGAGGTATTCCCCTCACCTGATAGCAATGCCAGCACATAGTTGGTTTA